CGATATCACCATTAAAACTTCAAGATCATCAACTACTGTATTTGGTATTACTACAGTTGCTTCAGTAACCGGAGCTACTGCTTCAGCACAAACCACTCCGTTGTATGTTACTGTCAATGGAACACTAGTCGCTGATAATAACTATGCAGTAAATGGCAGCAATCTAATTTACAGTGGATTCTTAAGAGCCGGCGATATTGTAAATGTCAGCGGTAATGAGTTCTTCATGGCGCAAGAATTCAATCCAGAAACTAACGATAGAATCAATATTCAGTTTGGCTATGCAGTAGATACTACGCAATCTTCTGGCGAGTTGTTAATTGGTAGCCCATTTGAAATCAATGAAGAAATCAAAGAAGGCAAGGTATATAGATATACTGATGCAGGCGCAAGATTTGGCATAGTATTTGGTACAGAAGAATGCAACGTTTTGGGTTCACGTACTATTTTGATTAACGGATTCGCAGTTAATTTAGCAGCGGGCAATGCCGAAGATACAGCTTCAGTAATTAATGCGACTCAAGTGCCGAACGTTATTGCTTCTTCAACTAGTGATAACAAGTTAATCATTCAGGTGGCAGACCAGTCATTAGCTCAAATCAACAACAAACTAGTAGTAACTGCGTTTGATGATACGACATTGGCAGAGTTGGGCATACAGTCATATAGCTTTACTCAGATTGTTACTTGCCCGCATCGTGAGGGTCCAACTGAATTCGGTAAGTCAATCAAGTTTAACGAATTTGATTCTGTTGTTATCGGTGCCCCGGTTGGTGCTAATTTTGTAGGAACTACCTTTGACTTTACCGATGACGAAAATCTAGATAATGACACTGTGTTTGATAATAATGCTACTAGATTTGTAGAGAGCTATGCAAACTCTGGTGCAGTATATATGTTTGATTTACTATCAAACTACGAAGGAAATGCATTAAATCCTGGCGCATTTGTATATGCCCAGTCTGTGAACACTTCTACCTTAAACTTTGACTTCAATCCATATTATGGCTATGCAGTTGACTTCAATAACAATACTGTTGTTGCAGGTGCGCCCAACATGCAAGGCACATTGATCACCGGCGGTCAAGCAACTGGATTTACTAATGCAACTGGTGTCAGAGACTGGACTGAATATAGACAGTCAGCACCCATCGTTGACATTGAAAAAATTGAAAATACACAGATTTTCAGTGCATTGACAAACGATACTCTTGTAAACCTAGACTACATGGATCCATTACAGGGTAAGTTGTTAGGTGCAGTAAGACAGAACATTGATTATGTTTCTGGATCAGACCCGGCAAAATATAATAGCAATAATTCAACCAACGGGTATGTTTGGGGAGCAGAGCAAGTAGGACAGATTTGGTTCAATACTAAATCAGTGCGTTTTGTAAACTATCACCAAAACGATGTAGTATACAATAGCGAATATTGGGGCACTTTATTCCCTGGATCAGATGTTGCAGTTTACACTTGGGTAGCTAGCAACAATACTCCTGCTCAATATTCTGGTCCGGGTGTTCCTTTTGACGTTACTCAATATTGTGTTGGAAGTACTCTTAATTCTTCTAACATTGTTACGCCGATATATTATTTCTGGGTCAGAAACACCAACATCATTGACAAACATCGTGGGAAAACACTATCTGACAATATTATTGCTAGATACATCGCTAACCCAAGAAATTCTGGGATAGCTTATGTTGCACCGTTGCTACCTAATACTTTTGCACTGTATAACTCAGAAGAATATTTTGACGGCAACAACTCTATCTTCCATATAGGATATGCAAACGGAACTGGATCAGATGTTTCACACTCTGAATACACATTAATTCGTGAAAACTATCCAGATGACTTCTTGCCTGGATTGCCTGCTGTAGCCGACGCTCCTACTACACTGCCATTCCGAGTACTATACCCAGCAGCAGGCGTAGACGAGCCTAATTCACTATATGCTAGAATGCTAGACAGCTTAAGTGGCACTACAGCGCCCATAACAACACCCGACGGCACTATTGAAACCGGACAGGTTGTTCCTAATCCGTTCTTACCGAAAGCAGTTCAGTCAGGGGTTCTTGCAAGACCTAGACAGAGCTTCTTCTTTAATAGATTTACGGCTCTACAGAATTATCTTACCTATGCCAACGAAGTATTAATCCAGTATCCGATAGTAGAATTGAGACCTAACCTGTCATTCATTTTTGCGCAGGGTGAATTCTTTGATACTGCTAATTATTGGACTTATGTCAACTGGTGGCTACCAGGGTATAACAATAGCACTAGAGCGGCGTTGCAGGTTCCGATTTATGCTGATTTGGCAGAATTGCGTGTAGCTCCGGGGACTATTGTTAAAGTAGAACAGAACGGTCAGGGTCTTTTTGAATTTTATAGATATGATGACAATGGTGTTTGGTCTAGAATTGGTCTAGAAAACGGAACGATCCAATTCAATAGCTATCTTTGGGATTACGAAGCTGCTAAGCTAGGATACGGTGGTGACTTCTTTGACACTACGCCGTTTGATATCTATCCAAGTGAAGAAACCAGAAACATTGTTCGTGCATTGAACGAGCAAATTTACACCGGTGATTTACTAGAGCATAGAAATAAGAGCTTGGTATTACTATTTGAATATATCCAAAGCGAAACCATTGAATCGCAAAATTACTTACCATGGATTAACAAAACTTCATTGATGGATGTGTTCCACACTGTACGTGAACTAAAACCATACGAAGTGTTCAAGAGTGACAATGTTGCTTTCCTAGAAGGATACATCAATGAAGTCAAGCCTTATCACGTAGTCATTAAAGAATTCTTAGTAAAGTACACTGGAATTGAAGAATTTACCGGTGATATTACAGACTTTGATGTTCCGGCAACGTATAGCCCAACATATCAAGAGTATATTAGTCCGCAACTAGTTTATAGTGATCCTAATAATCGCTATGAATATGAATACGGTAATGATATTTGGGCCACTGCACCATACACACAGTGGTATCAGAATTATGGATTGTCAATCACTGGCGAACCCAACTACAACATAACTACCCTAAAAACATATATGGATTTGGGAACTAGAACTATGATTGTAGACAACGCTAGTGGCTTCCCAGTTAACGGTGTAATCAGAATCGGAGACGAATCTATTGCATATAGTTATGTTGACCGCGACTTGAATTTGTTAGGTGGATTGTCAAGAGGGTTCAATCAAACTGTAGTTGCTCAACATATTCCCGGTGCAAATATCTTTATTGATCTTCCTGCTGTGGTAGTGTTAAACGAGGGTAGCGGCTATACAGATGTTCCTCAAGTAACAGCGTATATTGATACTGCGATTTATCCGGCACCCAGAAAAGAAGCTATTCTACAGGCAGTAATGAGTGGCGACCGCGTCTCTGCTGTTAACGTAATTGATCCGGGCGAGGGGTATGCAGTTCTTCCCGAAATCAGAATTTCTACTGCGTATAGCGTACTCTTTAGTGATGCTGATATTAACCCTGCATTGCACACCATAAATCTATATGCGCCTTCTTTCGTGACCGGCGACTTAGTAAAATTCACTCAGGGTTCAAACGGCGGCAAACCAAACTTCTTAGTTAATGATCAGTGGTACTATGTTGGAGTTCTAGAGTCATTGCCATCCGTCATTGTTGCATTATATAACAGCTATAGCGATGCAGTGAAGGATCAGAATAGAATTCAGATCACACCTGGCTTAGCATCTAGCGACATGGTACTGTCTCCGGGTGCAAGAGCATCTATTGTAACGTCATCTTCACCAATTCGTGAAAACAATATCACTTTGCGCTTTGACAGAACAACATATGGTTCTCAGGTACTTGATTGGGAATCAGGGGCGTTCTATGGTGCATTCTTTGCAGGAACATATTACAACAGTGACAAGATTTCAAGCTCTGCTATCACGCTTGAAAGCACCGAGCCTGATATCAATAATATTCTTGCAAGTGCCCAAGGTGTAGCCCTACAAATCTCTGACGTAGAAAATGATAGACAGCTTACATGGTCTTCTACTATAAGATATGTTGAGAAAACAAATAGCTCAAATGATTCTATCAACTTAGTTCCTGCCGCAAAAACATTTGTTGGTACAGCTACAATTGCAGGCACAACAATGAATGTAACTGCAATTAGTGAGGGAACTGTAGTAATTGGTACATATGTGTATGGTCCAATTATTGATCCTGATACTCGCATTGTTTCGCAGATAAGCGGGACACCGGGCGGAACAGGCGTGTACGAGGTTTCAATCAGTCAACCTGAGACTATTGTAGTTAACGAAACAGTATCCTCATCTGGTTATATTGTAATGGAATCAACAAGTGGGTTCAGTATAAATGATGTAATAATCTTTGATGATATTGTTACCACAACCGGCACAACTAATATCGTTCCTGGAACAGTGTATTATGTAAAACAAATCATCAGTGGTACGGAACTTACATTATCAACTGCAATTAATGGATCACTATTCAATCCCGGCAATTGGACAGGAAGTATGTCAGTCGTCGGCTCTGCTGTAAATGGATATGAATTGAATGCTGCTGGAACCACTGTTGGTTTCTATGTAGACATGCCGATTAAGTTTGTAGGAGCTGTAGTAGGTAACCTTGCTGAAAACGAAACTTATTATGTTTCTGCAATTCATAACCCTATTCAATTCTCAGTTTCTACAACTCAGGGCGGCCCAACCGAAATCTTGATTAGTGAAACTGTGAGTGCGCAGGGACTAGAATGCTACACTGGTCAACTTGTAGACACTGCTATATTAACTTTAGAATATCCTGGAATTCTAGAAGTAACTACAACACAGGCTACTGTTAACACATTGACTGTTCCAATGTCACCCGTAGGCACTGGTGGAACAACAGGTTTCTATACTAATCTTCCAGTCTTCTTTACTGGGCAGGTGTTTGGTGGAATCATTGAAAATTTGGATTATTATATAACAACTGTTGTTGATAACGAAACTTTCACTATCAGTGAATTCAAAGATCCGGTTATCACAGAAATCTCTGAAACAGTTGCATCAACAGACACTATCGTAGTAGAATCCACAACCGGCTTTGACTTGAATGATCCTATCATTATTACATCGCTAACCGGAACGTTAGCATCAAGTAATATTGAGTCTGGAAGAACTTACTACGTAAGTGAAATCGTCAGCAACACCGAAATGACTATTTCAGAATTGGTTAACGGAACAGTATTGTCGCTCAATAACGGTACTGGAACTGCAATTCTAACCAATCAAAAGAATACAGTTCAGTTGACTAGCGAAACTGGTTCAATGACCATGAACGTTTCACTGCCTGTAAGTCCAGGACAAATCAATGGTCAGCTATTCACGCTATATCAGACTGCTGGACAGTATCCTGATATCGTTTCTGAAAACTATTCGGACTTGATTGAAAGAACAATTCGTGCTACAATCGGAACGAACTATACTGTTCCAGTTAATAGAATTGCAATCCCAGAATCAGAAGGTGGAACATTTAATTTCTACGTTAACATGCCATTGCGAGTAAACAGTGCAGTGGGTGGATTGAGTACCGGTGTTACCTATTATGTAACTGAATATTCGGGAGAAGAAATACCTGATCCTGAAAATCCTGGGGAGACAATAGCACGACCAAACATTCAGGTAGAAGTTAACACTACTTCTTCAGTAGGAAACGTATTAACCTGTGCATACGATGTAGGAAGAAATCTATTAGGAACTACATCACTATACATCGGTATGCCAATCGTATTCTCTGGAATTGGATTGGGCGGAATTGTTATTGGACAAGAATATTTTGTTGAAAGCATCGTTAGTTCCACTGAGTTCACTATCTCTGAAACTGATGGCGGCACAGCAAAGACATTATCCACCGCAAACGGTATTATGATGGGTGATGGTAACCCATACATCATCATATCTACTAGTAAGGGCGGAAGTGCAGTAGCTTTAACTAATGATACTTCAGCTTCTTCTAGCTTCACTCAGTTTATAACTGGGACTCCCGAATTCAGTTTGTCATATGTGTTGGGTGGATACACTGCGATAATTACTAATCCCGGTGAAGGCTTTGCAATCAACAATGTGATTACTGTTTCCGGAACTGAGGTAGGCGGAACAACCCCGGCCAACGACATTACACTAACGGTTAACACAGTAGATGATGACGGCGGGATTACATCTGTAATAAGAACCGGTACTCCTCCCGCATCAACGCAGCAGTACTATCTACAGGTGCGCTCAGAAAATACAGTGGCGGTATACAACAACTCATTGATGACTGTTCCGGTTAGCGGCATTGCTTTCCCGTTTGTAGGATATACTGAATCAACAGTTACCAATTCTACTACCGATACACTAACAGTAGACACAACTGGATTCAGTAATTATGATGCAGTATCATTTAGCGGTTCAATACCTACTGCATTTGATATCGGTGAAACATACTATCTGTACAATGTAACTTCTACAACTGCTCAAGTAACGACCACTCCAAATGACGCAGGTACGATTGTTTCTGGAATCACATTTACTGATGATTTTATGATGGCTAAGCTAGGTAGCATCGCATTACTGCCCGAACCATTCTACTTCAATCAGAGCATTGTCAAGTTTAACAATAGAGTTTATGAATGCGTCATTTCTAACAACGATGACGAATTCATTTTCGGTAAGTGGGAGTTGCTTGATTCAGGTGATCGCAGATTGAATGCAATGGATCGTGTAATTGGATACTATCAGCCTACCGTGGACATGCCTGGGGTAGACCTCACACAGTTGTTTGAGGGTGTCACGTATCCTAATTCTACATATTTAGGTAATGCTTTCCAACCAAACCAGCAGTATCCTCTTGATACTCAGTTGTCTGACTTGCCATTCTACCCATCTGAGGTAGATATTACTGGCATCGTATACGATGGCGAAAAGTATATCTCTAGCGCAAATCTACCAACATATAGTGCTATTATCGGAAGCTTAGATAATCAGAATTGGGGAGTAGGCAGACTAACTAATAATCCTGTCAACTTGACAGATATTACATATGCGGGCGGAATCTATTTAATGACTTCTGCTAACCCAGCAACTCCTATCTATAGAAGTACTGACGGTATTTCTTGGACAACAACCGGATACTATACGCCAAATGATCCTTCTACTGCATTGTCAGTTGCGACTATGCCTTTGAATTCAGTAGCATATTGCTCAATGGGTCAGGCTTGGGTAGCAGTAGGTCAGAACATACTTCGCAGCACAGATTCATATCTGTGGGATAAGATAACAGATTTTAATCCTGCATACGAATATCAATTAAATGCAATAGCTCCAATTACTGGTACTAATTGCATGGGACTTATTGCAGTGGGTAAGGGTAAAGAGCCAGACTTTTCTAGTGGCATAGGACAGTTAGTAGATATTAACTTGTTCTTCTACAGCCCAGATAGTATCAATTGGACTCAGGCACCTGTTGTAACTGATAAAGGATTCTATGGAGTTGCTAGCGACGGTGCTGACATAATCGCTGTAGGTGAGAACGGTGTAATATACTACACTCAAAACGGAATTGATTGGGTAGGTCTAAACGAAGTCAACTGTTTCTTCGTAAACTCAGCAACCAACGTATTGAGTGTGACAAATACTGCTGGATTTACTGGTGGCGCATTAGGCACTCCGGTCAGATTCAACAAATCATTCTCTACGATTATTGCCGGAACAACATACTACGTCAAGTCAGTTGTGTCAAGTACTCAAATAACATTATCTAATACATTAGACGGAGCTGTTAAGGAACTAGTTAGTATTACTGCTGGTGGATTTGTTAATGGTACTACTTACACAATCACCAGCATAGGTACTACAGATTTTACTTTAATCGGTGCAGCTAGCAATACAGTGGGTATTAACTTTACTGCAACTGGTCCAGGGTCAGGAACAGGTACTGCAAATATTGTTCGTGGCGACATTATTCCTCCGCAAACACAGATGTATCAGTATAATTCCCTAGATCCAAATCCTTCAACACTAAGAAGCATTATTTACGCTGGCGGAGTTTGGGTAACAGCAGGCGACGAAGGAACGATCAAGACTTCACCTGACGGTATTACATGGACAGTTAGAAATTCAGGGGTAACTCAAAATCTTAATAATATCGCTTATAATGACAACGATTCGTCATTTACTATAGTAGGTGATAATAACGTAATTCTAGTAAGCGAAGATTTAGGTGTTACTTGGACTGCTACATCTGTATTCACTGTGCCAGAAACAGAATACGATGTTGTCGGTGCTGACTTCTCATTCGGCTATGCACCGGAAGAATTAGTTGCTGGTGTTGTAAGCGACAACATTTCAATAACAGTTACTACCCGCCCCGGAACAAACTGGCCTGTAGTAGAATACGGACATACCGGATTTGAAGTAGTTTCATTGGAGTTATTACCAACTGACGGAGAACAGGTAGAATATAGCTTTGATGGTGCGGTGAAAGTTCCTGCACACATTAACGTTCAGGTAATTGATGGTGCTACTGATTTGGGAACATCGCTTGCAGAAACAGAATATACTATTGATTGGATCAACAAGTCAATTACGCTAGACACTCCGTTAGCATTCACCCCTGTCGCTGACAAGCTCAGAATTGATGTGTATGCAGTTGGTAATGGAGATCAACTAGTCAAGGCTAGCACCGATACCAACCCGATCAGAACCGATTCTGTAACCGGATTCAATGAAATCTATGTTAACGCAAATTACAGTGCTAGCATATTTGCTGGAAGCGGCGTACTAAGACCTGGCACTGACAACTTAAACGTTCGTGTATTCGAAACAGAATCAGTATCAGATAGAATTTTCTGTGACAGCGTGACTAACTTTGTTCTTAACGGTCCTATCACGTTCCAAGGAATTCCCTTCGGCGGTCTACAAGAAGAAACAGTTTACTATGTGAAGTCTATCAGTTATGCTACCAACGCAATAATTATTTCACCGGTGTATGACTCTATTGCAGGACAAGCTGGCCCTGCACTAGAATTGTCTAACGCAACAGGCGAAATGTTTGCTAATATTCAAAACGGCGCGGCATCTGTTTGGTCGGACCCAGTGGTAGATCACAATGGAACAAAACTAGTATTTGGTTCAACCGGATTAGTAACTCGTGCGAAAGCATCTAATAATGCATTAACAACAGGAACTACTAGTGGGTTGATTGTAGGGACACCAATCACGTTTGGTCAAGGTACGTTTAGTACATTAGTACCATTCCAAAGATACTATATAAAATCCATTCTTGATGGCAACGAATTCACAATCTCAGAAACACTTGGCGGCCCTGAGTTTGCTCTAACAGAGTTCAATGGCACGACCACGTTTGTAACTAACGATTATGCAATCGGTAGGCGCTCTGATAATCATGCAAAAATTGTGTTTGCTTCTAATCAGTATAACACGGATGTTGATTATATTGTGTTCTCATTGTTTGGAGAAACAAGCCCAGTACAATATGGGTATGCATTACCAGAAGTGCAATACTTTAACGGTGATGGCTCAACTGCATCGTTCTACCTTAACAACTTTGTGGGATATGACAATCCAACAAATGCTATTGTAGAAATTGATGGAGTGAGAATTACAGCGTCACAGTATACTATTAGTTCAATTTCAAATACCATCTTGTTCAATAGTCCTCCTGCAAATGGCACTATCATATCAGTAATGACATATAATGATACAAGCAGACAATATCTAACTAGTCAGTATAATATTACTGGTAATCCAGGCTCATCCCTAATAAGCTTGACTGTGGGCTCAACCACACACTTTGAAGCCACATATGACCAAGATACCCCAACAGTAATTACGTATGACCAAGATACCCCAAGTGTAGTTGCATATGATGAGGTATTAGATTACCTAACATTGTCATCTGGAAGCACGAGTTCATTAAATATCAATGACTCAATAATCTTTGCAGCACCTACGATCGGTGGCATCGTAGCTGGTCAAACTTACTATGTGACAGAGATCATCAATTCTACTGACTTTGTAATTTCAGAAGACGTTGGTGGACTGCCATTTACAGTAACTACTGATTCTGGATCAATGACCTTGCAGGCAAATGGTTTGACTGTTGCCCCGATATCAAACATTGTCAATACTATTGCACCGCCGATTGCAACTACAACTGCGTCTTCATCCACTAGTGGTTCACCCAACGAAATTACAGTTGATAGCACTAGTGGGTTTATAGTTGGTCAGCCTGTTCAGTTCTTTGGAACATCGTTTGATGCAAACATTGAAACTGATGGAACTGTATACTATGTTGATTCTATTGTCAATAGCACTACATTCACGATTGAGGATTATCAAGGTAATCAGATAGTAACTGCTGGCGGCGGCCCTGGAAATATGCTAGTCGTTGTTGGTGGAAATCCAACAGTACGAGTAACCACAGACATTGAGCATAACTTAGTAGAAAATACTTTGGTTCGTATTGACGGAACAACTGGATCTACCCAACTCAACAATAACACATACTATGCTAAGATTATAAATCCATATGTGTTTGACATTTATGCTCAACCATATGACCCGTCACCAACCGCAGTCAACGATCCAATCATTGCTATTTCGGCTTACACAGGTGGCGGCTATACATGGAGACAGGGTCTGTTCTTCATCACAACTACTACCGCTACCGCTACCGCAGTAACCACTAACTTTATTACTGTGGGTTCAACCGAAGACTTGTTCGTAGGAACTCCGGTATACTTTAGTCAGGTTGAAACTAATAACGGAACTGCTCTCATGGGTGGATTAGACCAAGGCACTGTATACTACATTAAGACAATTGAAAATGCTACCACAATAACTGTTTCTGAAACTAGATACGGTGATCCAGTCACATTAATTAATGATACTGGAAGTATAAATCTAACTCAGTGGGCACAGACCAATGTAGATAGACTTTGGGTAACAATCAATGGTTATCGTGTACCTTCATCAAGTCTACGGGTAAATGACTTCAACGAAGTAAGCATTTTGTCTGAAATCGTGCCGGGTGATCAGGTAATCATTACTAGCATGATTCCTACAGCAACTCCCGACGAAGACATTTACATCAACTTTGTGAATCAGGTTAATGAGGGAACGGTATATCGTATCAATCCTGACATTACTACATGGTTAACTGAACCTGTATACCCGCTCAGCGAAACAATTTACATTGATGACGTTACTAAAGTAACTCGTCAGGTTGTACAGAATGTCACTACACCAGCTGCAACCTCAGGATTCTATTATATCGGATTAACCGCAGACAAGAACTTGATTGCTAATGTTAGAGTATTCAACAAGTCTACAGGAAACTTCTTACCACAAGAAGCAATAAGTGTTGTTCTCATTGACTTATCTCCCAATGTCAAGATTGTTCCTGGGGCCTACATTACAGCGCCGAATCTGACTTATCTCGGAGACGAGTTGATTATTACTACCCTTGAAGGAAACACTGTGTACATTAACGGTGAAGAAATCAGATTCGGTAGCGTAGATTTTGAAAACAATGCGCTAACTGAATTAGGCAGAGGAGTAAACGGGACGGCAGCACAGCCATACATAGCTACATACAGTAGAGTATATGGTTTGCTTTCATCCAATAAATTGAATGATATATATTACGATCAAACTTGGAACTCTAAGGTTTACAATACAGTAGAGGGTGATCCGTTACAGATTAGTGAAACGGTGCCAGCAGATTTCTTAAATAATCAAAATACCTAAGAGATAAATAGAACATGAGCAAAAATAAATCAATAAATGAAGGAAAAATTAAGCAAACTGCTGATAGAAAACCAAATGAAGTTGGCGGGTTTTATTTTTCCTCTGGAGTTAAGATTTTTGACCCTACTTCAAACGAAGTATTGGTTCAGAAAAGAGGGGATAGTTAATGTCAGTTATTAACCTGTCATACAATGTTGAAGGTTTTCTAAAAATATATGACCCTAATAATGGGGAAGTATTCGTTGATAAAAAGAATGCCATTAACTATGAAAATATGTCTGAGGCTATCGCAGACACACTAAGTAGTCGTGGATATGGCGAAATCTATCAGATGGCTTTCGGCAACGGCGGCGCCAGCGTAGACCAAACCGGAGTAATCACATATCTACCTCCTAACGTAACTGGTCAGAATGCAGCACTATACAATCAAACCTACGAAAAGATCGTAGATGACACGAGCGTATTCAACTTAGATCCTACTCGTAACAAGATGACAGTTTTCCACACTACTGGAAATCTTTATACAGATATCGTTGTGCAGTGCTTGTTAGATTACGGCGAGCCTTCAGGTCAAGCTGCGTTTGATAACAGCACCCAAACAGATAGTACATACATCTTTGATGAGCTAGGTCTACTAGCTAATTATGGAACTGATAGCAACGGAAACGTGATCACCAGACTATTGACTCACGTTATATTCCACCCGGTGCAAAAATCATTGAACAGACAGATTCAAATTGACTATACAATTAGAATCCAAAGCTTAACTAATCTAGTAACTATTTAAAAGAACGGAGTGCGGAAGTGTCATATACTATAGTAAGGACTGATGGTACAGTATTAACGACAATTCCCGACGGTATTGTAAATACCACAAGCACTCCTCTTAGCTTGCCTGGTAGAAACTATCCTGGCTATGGTCAGGTGATGGATACCAACTTTGTCCGTTCACTAGAAAACTTTGCAGATAGTACACTACCTGCAAATGCTATTCGTGGGCAGTTGTTCTTTGACACCACTGATGATACGATGTATATTTGTCCATCTGATGGTGAAAGCAATCTCAGTAATTGGTACCGCGTACTTTCTGCACCGCTAGTTAATCTAGAACTAACTGATCTTGACGCTTCCGGTGACATTACTGCTAATAATGCATACATTGATAATGATGTAACAGCGAATCACATCATTACAGATTATCTTACGGTAAATGTCAACGCCAATATCACTGAAGCAAATATCGCTACCGTAGCATACATTGGTGAGGCAAACACTAGAAGCATTACAACTGGTACAAGACCCACATTAGGTAACATGATCGGCGCTTGGACTGTTAATGGTATAGGTACAATCAATGGTGTTAGTAATACTAGTTTGTGGGTCACCGGCGGTAACTTAGTTGTTACTGGCCCAGGTACTGTAGGTATTCGCACTAATAATTATATGTGGGCGAATGGCGTTGCAGTGTCATTTGACGGCACCTACACCAACACTAATGTAGCTCTATACATGCCCACTTATGCAGGCAATGTCAGTTTCCCTAACAGCGGAACAGCTTTTAACGGCAACGTATTATCTGCTGGTTCAAGTGCTACTAACGGAACTATTGTAGGTAACTGGACTCTCTCCCCAGGTTCATCATTGAACGGAATACCCGCAATAGATGGAGCTAACGTTACCGGTACTGTAGGCAATGCACTAATAGCACAATTTGCAAACACTGCTGGTGTAGCTAATACAGTTTCAGTGAACGCACAGCCCAACATTACTAGTTTAGGCACACTAACTTCACTTGGAGTAAATGGAAACATTACTGCTGCAAATATTACTGCAAATACCGGTATCTTTGCAGGAAATGCTGCTGGACTATATAACATTCCCATAGCTAACTTAGTAGGAACGTTCCCTACTGTAGATAATGCATCCAATGCTTCTCAAGCAGACATTGCAAACACAGTTCGTGTTAATGCCCAGCCCAACATTACTAGTGTCGGTACATTGACCGGATTGATCGTATCAGGAAACTCACAGTTTACCGGTGAAGTAGTAAGTTTAGGATCAAACAGTAATGTAAGAATAACTGGCGGTTCTGCTGGACAGGTATTGTCTACTGATGGCACCGGTGCTCTCAGTTGGGTACCAACCGGAGCTGCAAATACTGCACAGACTGTTACTAATAATGCCCAGCCTAACATTACAAGCTTAGGAACATTATCTAGTCTTAACGTAACCGGTAATATTACGTCAGGTAACGTTTATGCTAATTCAGGCACTGTCAGAGGTAGTCTGTTGACCGGTACATTAACTACTGCAAGTCAACCAAACATCACAAGTTTGGGAACGTTGGCAAACTTGACTGTTTCCGGCAACGCACAATTTACGGGGCAATTAGTCAACTTAGGAACTGTTGGTAATCTCAGAATCACCGGTGGCTCAGCTGGATATGTTCTAACTACTGACGGCGTGGGCGGATTAAGTTGGGCTTCGGCGGGTGCTGCTACTACCGCAATTACTGTAACCGGTAATGCCCAGCCTAACATTACAAGTCTCGGTACTCTTAATTCACTAGTAGTATCGGGCAATGCATCATTTACCGGACCAAACGTATCTTTAGGCGCTATAGCAAACTTGAAGATCGCCGGCGGCTCATCTGGTTTTGTTCTTTCCACAGATGGATCAGGAAACTTATCTTGGGCCCCTACTGGAACTGCAAATACAGCAGCCACAGTAACAACTGCTGCACAACCTAATATTACAAGTGTCGGTACATTAACTAGCTTAACTGTAAGTGGCAACATAACTACTACCGCCGGACGCTTTATTGGAAGCGGCTTAGGGTTAACTAACGTTCCGGGTGCAAACGTCACCGGAACTGTAGCTAATGCTACATATGCAACCACAGCAGGTAGTGCGGCGACAGCAACTTCAGCCACAACTGCCACTACCGCAACAACTGCTACGTCAGCAACCTCAGCAGGAACTGCATCGTTTGCAACTAACGCAGAAACCTCAAACAGAGCTAACGTGGTCTTAGGGTCAGCACAGCCAAATATCACAAGCGTCGGCACATTGACCTCTCTCGCAGTATCAGGTTCACTCACTAGAGGTGGTCAAGATGTTATCACACTGGGTGACTTCACTAATAGTTCAGGTTGGACTAGACTTCCAAATGGATTATTGATGCAGTACGGTACCGCAACTGCATTCAGACAAACATCTACCTTTATTAACTATCCCATCGCATTTTCTTCATTCTCTGTTGCCGTGTGTAGCGGTTCAACTGCATCTAACTTCGACGGATCACAGGGCGCCCCTGGAGTAATCAATTCTACTACAACCGGGTTTACGACATTCTTCGGCACAGACGGTGGCGGAAGTGCTGTTACAATACGTTGGATAGCGATAGGATATTAAGGATTAGTTATGACGATTTATTATAGTCCAAGCACAGCCGGTTTTTATGATACAGGAGTTGTAGAATATCCCACACTTCCTGAGGATTGTATTGAAATTACTCAAGAAGAACGTGATCTTTATATTGAAGAAATCAATCATAAAAATAATCAGCTTGTGGTTGAAGACGAAAAGTTAGTACTAAAGCTCAAAGAAGAAATCGTAACTTGGGAGACAGTACGACTCAAGCGTAATGGTTTACTAAACGCAAGCGACTATACACAGGTTCCTGATTTTCCAGGAAACAAAGAAGCATGGGCGGCATATAGACAGCAACTTAGAGATATTCCTCAAATGTTTGTCAACCCAGAAGACGTTGATTGGCCGTTTGTACCAAATAACTAAGCAAAACAAAGTAAGATAAATAAACGTAACGGAGAAATTTTAAAATGGCTTATACGATTGTCAAGAGTGATGGTAATGTGTTGACTACTATCGCCGACGGTACTATTAACACTTCTAGTACCTCTCTTGGCCTACCTGGTAGAAACTATGCTGGATACGGTCAAACGCTAGATACCAATCAGGTACATATTCTTGAGAATTTTGCGGCAGCTACCCCGCCTGCTAACCCTCTCAGAGGTCAGCTTTGGTTCAATATTACTAATAGCACGTTGTATGTTTGCCCCGCAGACGGAACTACAAACGCAGCAGCTTGGCTATCACTAACCTCAACTGCCTCAGGCGGTACTACAACATTTGGTAATGTTTCTGTTTCAGGAAATCTCTCAGCCAATAATGCTTCAGTGGTAAACACAATCTCTGCCAATGCAATAACTGCTGGATATCTAACAGTATCAACTCAAGCTAATATTGCTAACGCCAACTTAAGCGGAACTACTAGCATTGCAAGCTTAACTACAACTTCTATCACATCAGGGTCTCAATCAACAAATGGAACATTAACTGGTGTGTGGACTGCTAACGGCGCAGGCACCGCAAACGGCGTTAATGGTACTTCAATGTGGGTTACTGGTGGTAATCTAGTAATTACCGGCGCAGGGTCAATTGGTATCAGAACTGACAATTACTACTATGCGAACGGCGATCCCCTTTCGTTCCCTGGTACATATAGCAATGCTAATGTTGCTTCTTATATCCCAACATATGTTGGCAACGTAGGTTCTGCTGGAGGCGCAACTATTTTCAATGGCAGCACCTTAAGCGCCGGCGCAAATACTACACCCGGAACAATTACCGGTAACTGGACATTGAGTGCAGGATCAAGACTAAACGCTACTTACGCTGACTTGGCGGAACGTTTTGAAGCAGATACCTCATATGAACCGGGAACAGTAGTTCAGTTGGGCGGTGAAAAGGAAATTACTGCGGTTCAATATGAACTATCAGAAGACGTATTTGGTGTTATCTCAAATACTGCTGCTTACTTAATGAACGCAGGCGCAGGAAGTGACGCTACTCACCCTCCAGTAGCGGTCACAGGTAGAGTTGAAGTTAAGGTTACAGGAAAGATTAAGAAGGGTGATCGTCTTGTTAGTGCTGGGTCAGGAATTGCTCGTGCTGCTAAGTCAGGTGAAGCAAACGCATTTAACACGATCGGTAGATCCTTAGAAGATAAAACAACTGATGGCGAAGGCTTTGTTGAAGCTATCGTAATGATTAGGTAACAGGGATAAGACATGACCTACGCACAATTTGGACTTATACAGGCAGCAGATTTTAACACATTGGTGGGAGGAAACCCCACTACGACTGTTAATACGCTAAACGCAACTTGGGCAACTGGCGGCGGGTCAGCAGGTTATGGACAAACAGCAGTAGCTAACGTAGCAGCAGGAGGCAGCGTCCTTGCTAGCACTCAGTGGGCTTCCCTAGTGTCTAACACTGCTAGTGCAGCATCACACCAAGGCTCAAGCATCACTTCAGTTTCGGTTCCCGTAGCAGGCGGTGTAATTACATACAATGCAGCTATTCCCACTAACTTGACAACTATCTATACCAATAGATTAAATGCAGCGGCTCAAAGTTCAACCACAGCGAATACTGCTACTAGAGGAACTACTTGGACAAACCAATTGACGTTTACTCACACTGCTACTTTTGCTAACGGTAATGCCGCCCGCTATTTCTTCAATGCTGGTGGTCAGATTAAAATGACCGTATCACATCCGGGTACAAATGGCATTGACCTATTGTTTAACAATCTAGCGAGTAACGTAGGTACAGTAGTATTGTCTGCACCAACATCAGGTTCAGTATCAATTGCTGGTACATCATATAACGGTATTACTAAGATTGGTGGAGGCGGCAACACTCCCACTATTTCTCAGAACAATGGTTACTATGCGTTGACTACATCAAACGCTAACGTATTCACGCAGACTGCTAGTACGGGCCCAAGCGGCTATCTATCATCATTCATTCGCTTCATTGTCCAAAGCAATGGTACACAGGGTTCAAACGGTGATGCTGGATCAGTAATCACTATCTACACTATTTGGGATGAAGTTCCTGATGGACTAACTGTAGCATCAGGTTCAGCAACTACTATGACATTGACCCCACCTTCTACGACTAACATTGCTAATACTTGGGGCTCAGTCACGTTGTCCGGCACGGTCAGCGGTTCATAACTTTTTTAATCACGCAGGGGTATCCATCTAAATACTCATAGGAGTTTATGATGGATACTAAGACCTTAATTACCGAAGCAAAAGCTCGTTTTGCTCACAATTCAGCAAAAGACTATCTAAAAGAAAAGTACAATGCAAAGCTACTCGTAGCAGAGCAGGGTGGTCTTTGGCGTGCTGACCAAGAAACTATCTCATTCCTAACATCATTCTTAAATGAAGAAGTCGTTCTTATGGATACATTTGATAATCCAGTAAAGGTTAATCGCCAAGACCTTAAAGATAAGTTATGTGAAACTTATTATAGAGTGATGAACGAATGGCACGATGAGTGGAAAGAGCTTGAAAGTAAGAGATAACATGACCGAACTAGTATACGATTCAGATAACGGCATCATCGCATTAGCATTACAAATGTACGTTCACTACGCTACTGAAATGGGCGGCGATCAGCATTTGATTGACAGAGCTGGTGAGCTAGAGTTTATCTTTAAGAATAAACCTACAACAGAAAGATACGAGTGGCCAGAATGACTCGTGGCGTAATACTATTTGCTTTCAATAGTCCCAAATACAATTACTATGATATGGCTAAACATACTGCAAAGCGTGTTGAGCATTTCTTAAAGCTGCCTGTTACGTTAGTAACAGATGAAGACTCTATGCCTGCAGGAGAGTTTGCGTATTGGGACAAAGTAGTAAAGATTAAGCCGGATAAGAATAACTTTCGTGACTGGGGCATGTGGATCAATAAGGGTCGCTATATGGCTTACGAGCTTAGCCCTTACGAAGAAACATTATTACTTGACGTAGACTACATCATCAACTCAAGTAAACTGCTTACCTTATTTGATATTGACACAGATTTTTGCTGCCACAATAGAACTAATTTCTTAATGCATCCAAATGCACCACAAGAACTACTGTCAGTTTACAGCTATGAGACACTATGGGCCACTGTTGTGATGTTCCGCAAGAGTACTCGTGCCGAGCAAATCTTTAAATGTTTAGAAATGGTACAAAAGAACTATGAACACTACGCCAACATTCATAATTTTATCGCCCCTGTATATCTTAACGATTATGCTCTCACTCTCGCCCTTCGTATTGCTAACGGCCATAGTGTTGATTCCCGCGATGTTATTCCTTGGGATTTACTGCACGTTGGAAAAAATACGCAAGTTTATCGTAATGGTGATGACCAGTTTGGGACAGAGTATACGGTCATGTTTGACAACTGGCAACGGGGCAAAATAAGAAAAGAGTATATTACAATCAAAGATCAAGACTTCCACGTGATGGATAAAGAAATATATGTGGAGATGATCAATGAATAAAGGCTTTGTCATTATGGCGCAGGGTCTTGATTATGAAGTCTGTGCAGAAGTTCTTAAGGACAGCATCTTAAACGTGATGCACGATGCCAACGTGACTATCGTTACTACTGATATGCTTCCGTACGGTGATCAGGCTCCCGATATTGATTGGAAGTTGCAGAATGACTGGCAAGTATACGAAGCAAGTCCATATGACTATACAATTAAACTTGAAGCCGATATGTATTTACCAAAGTCAATTGACTATTGGTGGGATGTATTACAGAATAGAGACTTAGTAGTAAGCACTACAATCAGAAACTTCAAGCAAGAGATTTCGGATGTTAAAGCATATCGTAGATTTATTACTGACAACAATCTACCTGATACTTATAATGCCATTACATACTTCCGTAAAAGTGAGTTAGCAGAAAAGTTCTTCAACATTGTTAGAGACGTATTTGAAAACTGGGACCAATACAAAGCTATTCTAAAATGCAACGTTGATGAGCTTTGTACAACAGATTGGGCTTATGCTATTGCTGTACATATTCTAGGTGAAGAGAATACTACACTGCCGCAATTCAAAGAAATGTCAATGATACATATGAAGCAATTCATTAACGGTTGTCCTACTCAGAATTGGACAGACAATTTGATTTATGAGAAGCTTCCGCACACATTTAGAATCAATACTATTCCGCAACTGTATCCATTGCACTATCACGTAAAAAGTTTAACTAAAGAACTTAGGGGAAATAACAATGGATGAAGTAGTTGTTATTTGGGAAAGTCATAAGGTTGCCAAGCCAGAGTTTAGGCTTTATTATGACGATAGGGGATGTGCTATCGCTTATACCTGTGAAAAACTTGAAGGTAATTACATTATCATTGATGCAACAACATTTGCTGAGGCTAGACCCGACATTAAAGTTGTTGACGGAAAAATCATTAGAGATCACTATGGCTCGGTAGTGAGCAAGTTGTGTAAAGACACTGAGGGTGTTCTTTGTGAGGTTGAAGACCTAAGCGTTATCACTGAGACCGATGGACAATATTGGAAATTAAAAACTTATGAATTATGATGACATTGTAGATATCGCAGACCTAGACTGCATCTATCTTAGCTATGATGAACCACAGAAAGAAGAATTTTGGATTAAGATTAAGAACTTGGTTCCATGGGCTAAGAGAGTTGATGGAGTTAAGGGTAGCGATGCCGCACACAAAGCAGCAGGCGAAGCAAGTGAGACAGAACGCTTCATTCTCATTGACGGCGATAATATGCCTAACGAGGATTTCTTCAATCTACAACTAGACTTTACAGGATTAGATCCTAATTACAAGTTAGCGCAATATCGTTGGCGTGCAGTTAATGCTATCAATGGCTTGCGTTATGGCAACGGCGGTATGAGTTCTTGGACAAAGACCTACGTTGCCAACATGAAGACCCATGAAACAAGCGATGGTAGTGACACTACTGCCGTTGACTTTTGCATGGATTCTTCTGATAATCTATACTGGGCGATGCACGACTGCTACTCCACAACGTATCCTAACTACACTCCCTTCCAAGCGTGGAGAGCAGGATTCCGTGAAGGTGTCAAGATGGTACTTGATCGGGGTGCAAAGCCCAGTATAGATGACTTTAGAGAAAGAGTTGCAGGACGCAATCTAAACAATCTTACTATCTGGCATAACGTTGGCGCAGACGTAGAGAATGGTGTTTGGGCTATCTATGGTGCAAGACTTGGTACATATATGACTATGCTCACAGATTGGGACCACAAAGAAGTAATGTGGTTTGATAACTTTCCTATTCTTTGGGAAAAGCACAAAAATGCACAGCCTATTATAAGTTCCGAGATGTTGGGAGATGAGTTGGTTGATAAACTTGGACTACCAATGTGCATGTTAGACCCCGAGCAAAGCAAGTTTTTTAAGCGTCACTATAACGCAGACAAGTATAACATGGGTCCACTCGTTAAGGAGATGGACGTTATTAGAAAGATTGAAGGCTGGTAAGTCTCAGCCATAACTAAGGAAATAAAATATGTCATTTAACGATTACCAGCGTCATTTAGAAAATACAAAGACCGAATTGGATTCGGTTAGTGGTTCATTCTGTGCCGCTAAGTGGAAGCAAGTGACCATGCACTTACAGAATGGCCACACGCATAGCTGTCACCACCCCAAAACACACCACGTACCGGTTGAAGAAATTAAAAGAAATCCAACTGCATTGCATAACAGCGAATATAAAAAGCAGCAGAGAAAATTGATGCTTGAAGGTGAACGCCCTTCTGAGTGTGACTATTGCTGGAGAGTAGAAGATCAGGGAGATAGCTTTAGTGACCGAGTGTACAAGAGTGCAGACAACTGGGCCAAACCTTTTATTCAAGATATCGCTAGCAAGCCATGGGATGACAACGTTGATCCTAGCTACGTAGAAGTTAGCTTTGGTAATGTGTGCAACTTCAAGTGCAGTTATTGTGCGCCACATATCAGCAGTCAGTGGATGGAAGAAATTGAAAGACACGGTCCCTATCCTACCAGCGATAACTTTAACAATCTAGATTGGCTAAAGAGTCAGAACATGATTCCGATTCCCAATAGAGAAGAAAACCCATACGTTGACGCTTTTTGGGAATGGTGGCCAAGAATGTATAATAGTTTGCAGCACTTTAGAATTACGGGCGGCGAACCACTATTAAACAAAAACACTTTCAAGGTATTGGACTATATTATTGATAATCCTAATCCTAACCTAGAAGTAAGTATCAATACTAATATGAATGCACCTGACGATATTCTTGACAAGTTTTTAGAGAAGGTCAAGATCATTCATGGTGAAAATAAATTAAAGAACTTTAAGTTGTTTACAAGTGCCGAAGCTCATGGTAGACAGAGTGAGTATATCAGATTTGGAATGAATTATGATAAATGGTTAGGCAACATTCATAAAACTTACAAAGAAGTTCCGGGTATTCAGTTCACCATTATGAGCACCTACAACTTCCTAAGTATGACTTCATATATTCCATTCTTGAAAGATGTGCTAGATATTAAGTTAGAGTATCATCGTTGGGACGATCACAGAACCCCGATGTTACTTGACATTCCATATCTAAGATTCCCCAATCATCAGGCAATATTCATTATGGAACCAGAGCAGCTACAAATGATCTATGATCAGGTTACATTCATGTACCAAAATCTTGAATACAAGAACTGGTATGGTAGTGCTAACCGTGGGTTCTTTGAACATGAGGCTGACAAATTGAAAAGAATCTACAATATCGCTAAAGACAATGTTGTAACGGAAGTCACCGAAAATAATCGCAGAAACTTTGTAAAGTTTGTTGATGAGCATGACAAGCGCCGAGGCACGAACTTCTTAGCGACATTCCCTGAGTACGGGGAAGTTTACTATAAGTGGAAGAATATGTAATGCGTGTAGCACTATGCATAAGTGGTCAGCCAAGAACATGGAAAAACTCATATTATACATGGGTTGAACACTTATTGCCCGGTGTAGAAAAAGATATTTTCTTCCATTTATGGGATTATAACACATTGCCGGGAATAGTAGTACAGTCAGGAGTATCTAAACTTGAGGATGTTCCTATTTCAGAAGAAGAAAAACAAGAAATACTAGATACGTATCAACCTAAGAAATATAAGTTTGATAGTAGAAATGTTAATCCGGTTGAACGTGACAAAGATCCTAGTATACTGTCTGATTATGTGAAATATCCATTAGGTTGGTGGTGTAGAAGTCAGTATCATAGCTTATACTATGCTGCCAATCTAAAAAGACAATACGAACTTGAAAACAATTTTGAATACGATGTTGTGTTTAGAATGAGAACTGATCTATATTTTATGGAAAACTTAAACATGCCCGCTACAATTCGTCCTAACGAGTTCTACAGCAAAAGCAACGGCTACATGGATAACGTTGAAGCCTTTATGATAGGTGATACATTTTATTTTGCTGATAGTTTTACATACGACCAAGCGGCAGAGTTCATCTATGGATTAAACTTCATTGATGCTAGACACGTTGCACCCGCACACATATTATGTCCTCCACCTGAGGTTGGGTTATATCCCTTTTTGTGTGCTAGTGGAATAAAAAATGTCAGTTGCCCGCAAAACATAAAGATATTACGAAATCAAGAATATCTTGACATAAGAGGAAGGTTAGCACACTATGAAGTCGTATAAGATAGCAGTCTGTTTGAGCGGCGAGGCGCGCACTTGGGAGCATTGTGCAACCAACATACTAGAATTCTACAAAAGCGATGTTCACGAAGTAAAGTTTTTTGGACATACCTGGACTGAAAGCGACTATAGAAAAGAGCATGAATACTATGGTGTGGAAAGATACGAACGCTACGATAATACAGTGCTAAATCTCAAAATGCGAAACAAAATTAATTATCAAAAACTAGTAGTGGATAATAAATCGGTAGTCAACGACACACCTGAACCAAGCGTTATAAGTTTTGATGAATGTACATATGGTCTCAAACGAGCAGCAAACTTAGTCAAGCCTACAGTGTATGTGCATATGAGCTACAGTATCATGAAAGCTAACTGGCTTAAAACAATGTACGAAATAGAAAACGATATGCGTTTTGATTTAGTAGTTAGAGCAAGACATGACACATACTATATGCCCGGTACAACGTTTGACAGTTATATACCTAATAATATAGAGCCAACTGTAATACATGGTGCCATCAACACCTTTCCAATGGAATATTGGCAAAACCACTTTAATGACGTATTATTCTTTGGATCAAGTAGAGTGATGAATACTGTATGTGATTTTTACAGATACTATAGTACGGGAAAGTTTTGGGAACTATTAGATACACACTGGAACGACCCTTATGTAAAAATCTGCGGGTATAATGTTAGTTTGTATAAATGGTTAGCAATGAAAAACATAAGGGTAAAAGAAACTCCCCTCTTGTTTAATACTGCTGTGTTTAGAAAAAAAGCAGCAGACGAACTATATAGATTGCCTCAAGATGCGGAAGCAATTTTAGATGTTGAAAGAGGGTTGTTCCGATGAGAATTGCAGTATGCTTTAGTGGGGTTATAAGAACAGGAGTGTTATGTGTTGATAACATAAAACGTTTCTTAGGAGACATGCTACCAAACTGCGATTTTTTCCTACACACATGGGATTACGAAACTAATAAGCCTTTTGCTAGAACGCACTGGAACGATATTCCATTTATTCAGCGACTTGACGAACCGTTACGTCAAGAAAAACTACAAAAATTCATTGAAGCATACAATCCAATAAAGTTTAAGGTAGATAGTTATTCAGAGTTTATGAATAG